CGGCGGCTGCGCGCCGACGCGGTCGATTTCGGTGGTTTGGTCGCGACCGCCCGTGAGCACGCTGAGGGCCTACTGCGCGGGATCGAGCTGTTCCCCGACGCCACGTTTCGCGGCGTGGAGATCCTCACCGGCGATAGGGCCGTCGGGCGCTACGCCGAGGCACAGTTCGGCCGGGCGCGGTTCAGCGAGTGGTGGAGTGCACCGGGCCGGCGCCAAAGGTACGTGGAGGCGCTCGAGCGGGGTGTGGCCAGCGGCTGGTCACCGCAGGGCACCGCCAACCCGATGTGCGTAGCCATCCACGAGTTCGGCCATATCCTCGACAGCAACACCCTCGGCGGCGTGATCCACCCCGACATTGACGAGCTGCTGAAGCGGCGCGCGTCGGACGAGATCCTCAGCGCGGAGGACTACCTCGCCGGCAGGTCACGAGTCGATGTGCTGATTCGTGACGAAGTCAGCGAGTACGGGCGCAAGAGCCGCGGCGAGCTGGTGGCCGAGGCCTTCTTGGATGTGGTCATCAACGGCGACCGTGCGGGGCAGCTGTCGCGGGAGATCTTCGATCTGCTGGAGACTGAGTACCGTAACGGGGATTGGAGGGCGCTGACATGACCGCGCAGGCCCGCTCACAGTGCTCGGTGTGCGCACACTTCCGCTCGCCGTTCTCTGTGGAGCCATACCGCGAGGGCCCGTTCTGCGCCGCGTTCGAGGCCGGCATCTCAGACGCCGTATACACCAACCACCTCGACCACCGCCAGCCTGTCGAGGGCGACCACGGGGTGCGCTGGGCGCCATTACCCGGCGCTGAATACCCCGACAACGACTGATCTCTTTACCCCCTATAACCGTCGCCCAGAAGCCGCAACGGCGCCTGGGCCCGATCCCGCAACGGGAGTGATAAGTAGTGCGCACTGCAATCAGGCCGTGGTTGTTCCTGCTCAACCGCTTCGACAACGAAGGCGAAGGGCAGGGCGACGCAGGCCAAGACGGCGATCCAGGCAAGGGCGACGACCCGAAGGGCGACGACGGCCCCGGTAGCGGCGACGACCCGCAAAAAGGCGACGCCCCGTCCGCAACGGACAAGGATCTCGACTATTGGAAACGGCGGGCCCGCGATAACGAGGCGCGTGCCAAGGCCAACGCCGAAAAGGCGAAGAAATTCGATGAAGCCGAACGGGCACGCCTGTCTACCGAAGAGCGGCTCGCCGCCGAAGCCAAGGAATCAGCGGACAAAGCCGCCAAGGCGCAAGCCCGCGCGGTGCGTGCCGAGGTGCGGGCGCTGGCCGACGATTTCGCCGACCGTGAGGACGCCATCCTCAACCTGGGCGACCTGAGCCGGTTCGTTGACGAGTCGAATGAGATCAACCTCGAGTCGATCAAGACCGAACTTACCGACGTACTCAACCGCAAGCCTCACCTGAAGAAAACCCCCAAGGGTCGCCAGGATCCCGGCCAGGGCGCCGGGCGCGGTGTCGACCCGAGCATCTCCGATTTCCGCACCGCCAAGGCCGAAGATTTCGCCGCCGAGGCAGCCAAGTACGGCATCCGTCCCCGCTCGTGATCCGGATCCGGGCCCACCTCGCCCATGGGTCGATGACCCTCGAGGTGACCGGGCATGAGGAACACGCCGAGCAGGGCAGGGTGTGCGCGGCCGTCTCGGCCATCACCTCGACCGCACTGCTCGGGCTCGAGGCGGTCGCGGAAAGCCACCCCAACCTCGTGCAGTTCGAGGTCACCACAGAGGAGTAACAAGTGAAGTCCAGCAACCTCGTCCGTACCCTCGTGCGGGACGTGTTCCGGCTCGACCGCTTCGACGTGCGGTCGACGTTGCCGGCCGCCATCCAGGCGATCATGCAGAACGGTCTGCTCGACCGCGTCTTCATGGACGCGCTCATCCCCGAGTTCCTCTACCCCGCCGTGGCGGACATGAGCCCGTGGCAGGGCGGCCTTGGTGATACCAAGACGTTCACCCGCCGCGGCCTCATCGCGCCGAAGACGACCGCCATCACCGGCTCGGACCCGACCCCGTCGACCTACACGGTCGAGCAGTGGTCGGTGACGATGGACCAGTACGGCGACGCGGTCGACACCAACATGCTCCAGTCCGCCATGACCCTGGCGTCGAAGTACCTCTCGGACGTGCAGGCGCTGGGCATCTCGGCAGGCCAGTCGGTCAACCAGATCGCCCGGAACCGGCTGTACAAGGCCTACATGGGTGGGCGCACCTGGTGCACCACCACGGCCGCGTCCGACTCGACGATCATCGTGCAGAGCGTTGACGGGTTCACCCACGTACTGGTCAACGGCGTGCCGACAGCGGTCAGCGTCACCAACCCGCTCCCGATCAAGATCGAGGGTGTGGCCAACACGGTCACGGCCGTCAACACCGGCACCAAGACCCTGACCCTCGGCACCGCCCGTGCGGACACCGCCGGTGACGCGGTCGTGGCCGACAACGCCCCGATCACCTACCGGCCCAACAACCGTGACACCGCGTTCGACATCGTCGCGGGCGACATCGCCACCCTCAGCCTGTTCCGCTCCGCGGTGACCCGGCTGCGCAAGATGAACGTGCCTACGATCGGTGGCTACTACTCCGCCCACATCCCGCCCGACACCGAGGCCCAGCTCTACGCCGACGCGGACTTCAAGGCCGCGCTGACCGGACGCGTCGACTCCCCCGTGTACCGGGACATGTCGATCGGCCGGTTCAGCGGCATCGACTGGGTCCGCAACAACGAATCGCCGACCGTGGCCGGAGGTTCGGCCGGCACCATCACGGTTCAGCGTCCGATCGTGCTGGGAGCCGGCGCGCTCATCGGCGCCCCGTTCGAGAACATCGGCCGTCTCCTTGCCGGCACCGGCGTGGAGGACGTACCGAACATCCGGATGATCGGCCCGGCCACCGGCGCCCAGGTGGCCCTCGTTGTCCGGCCCCCGACCGACCGGCTCCAGCAGGTGGTCTCCACCGCCTGGTCGTACGTCGGAGACTTCGGTGTCCCGTCCGATTCAGGCTCCGGCGACGCCGCGCTCTACAAGCGTGGCGTGGTCCTCGAGCACGCCAGCTGATCCGCGTGGGTAGCCCCGGTGGCCTTATAGGTCCGCCGGGGCACCCGAACCCCCAAGAGGAGACATAAAGATGCGCGTACGCGTCATCCAGGCGTGCCGGGTGGCCTACAACAGCCAGGTGCTTGACCTCGCATCCGGCGCCGAGATCCGCGGCCCGTTCGCCACATACCTGGCCGGCTCCGGCGCCCCCGTGGAAATCCTGCAGCGCGACCCAGAGGAAACCCAGCCACCACAGCAGTCCACCGGCAGCGAGGCCACGGTAACGCCGCCGGTGACCACCGGTGACCCGGCCACCGTGGTGACTGGCGATCCGGAGGGCGAGGGCGGCGAGGCACCACCGGGTATCGACCCGAATTACTCGATCGGGGACATCCTCGCCTGGGTCGGCAGTGACCCACAGCGGGCTCGGCAGGCGCTGGAAGCCGAGAAGAGCAAGGCCGACAAGGCCCGCACATCCCTGGTGGCGCGCCTCACCACCCTCATCGGCGAATAGCGGCAGGAGGTCGGGATGGCGGCGCTAGTGACACCGGCCCAGCTGGCGTCCCGACTCCGCACCACCGAGGCCGCGCTGGTTACCACCGACGCCAACCTCGCGATCAACAACGCTTCCGGGTTGGTGCGCGGTATCGCCCATCAACAGTTCGACTTCGTATCCCAAGAGACGGTCGAACTCAGCGGCGGCTTGCAGATCCTGATGCTGCCTGAACGCCCCGTCGTGGTTGACGGATCAAACCCGCTGGCCGTGGTGGAGCTCGGCGACTGGGGCGCACCCGATTTCTCAGCCGTTGAGGGCGTTGATTTCCAGCGGCACGGCAACGAGCTGCGCCGCGGGCACCCCGCTTTCGCGGCGCTGCGCCTTGGAGGCTGGCCCCACTTCTCTCCGCGCGGCGTGTGGGCGCCCCGCGTGCGGGTCACCTACTCACACGGGTATGCGACCCTGCCCGACGATGTCATCAGCATCGCGCTGGACGTAGCCGCGTCGCTGTACGACAACCCGACGGGGCTGCGGCAGATGTCGATCGATGACTACACCGAGATCCGCGCAGCCGAGATACTCGGCGCCGCCACCGTCGCGTCGATCAAAGAGGCACTCTCGACGACCGGGCGCCGTAAAGGCGCGTTTTCGATTCACCCAAGCTGAGCGAGCCCGAGGAGCCCTCCGTGTCGCAGATCGCCACCCACACCCTGTCCATCGCCGGCACCGCGCCGACATTCGCCGCGGCCGCCGCGGGCGACACCGCCGAGTGCGGCAGCGGCGTCTTCCTGGTCGTGAAGAACACCGACGCCGCCCCCATGACGGTCACGGTGGCCACACCCGGCACCCTCGAGACAGGGGACGCCTACCCGGACAAGCAGTACACCGTCGCAGCCACCAACGGCGAGCGGTGGATCCCGATGCTGCCCCTGTACCGGGACCCCACAGACCGCCTGGCTCACCTGACCTACAGCGCCACCACCAACGTCACCCGCGCGGTCGTCAAGGCCGTCTGATGTCCCGGGCGGCCCTGCTTGCCCGCGCCCGCGCCGCCGCGGAGGCGGGCATGGTCGACAGCTGCACTATCACCCGCGACGTCGGCACCACGACCGACCGCGCCACAGGGCAGGTCACGCCGGACACGATCACGCTCTATTCCGGGCGGTGCCGGATCCAGGAGATGATGGCGTTCAGCCGTGATTCCAGCCCAACACCATCAGATCCAGCGCTGATGCGGTACCGCATCCTGCAACTACCCGTGGTGGCCAGCCAAGGTCTACGCCAGGGCGACAAGGTGCGAATAGACACCTGTATCAGCGACCCCGACCTGACCGACAAGGTGATGGTCGTACGGGACCCGGCAGCCAAGTCCGAGGCATCCGCCAGACGCGTTGGTGTCGAGGAGGTGACTGGCTGATGCTCGTCGACACCACCGAGCTGGACGACTGGGCCGCCACGATCGCCGCCGCCAGCGCCGATGCGGTGACCGCGGGCAGGGCGGTCGTCAGCAGGGGCTCTCTGAACATCAAGAACGACGCGCGCAGGTTGGCCCTAGCGGGCCCACACACCCCCCACTATCCAGCGTCGATCAACTACGACGTAACCGTGGACGGCGACGACATCGCCGGTGAGGTGGGCCCCGTCGAAGGTCGCAGACAGCGGGGTCTGGGCAACCTGCTCGAGTACGGCGGGCCGCACAACCCGCCGCACCCACATCACGAGCCGGCCTTGGACGCTGAAGAGCCCCGCTTCTACACCGCCTGCGAAGACCTGGCCGCCCGGCTGGTGCAGCGGCATGGCTGACTACGGCGACTTCCAGGATCACGTCGACGCCTACCTGGCCCTGTTGCGGGCAGCCGCTGACCTGACCGTCTACCCGGCGATCGAGGGCGGGACCAAGACGGTGCCCAGCGTGGCGAGCCCGCCCTACGTCGCGGCGCACTTCGCCGCCGAGCGGCCCTCGGGCGGACGTCTGGACATGCGTTCAACCCGCATGGTGGTACGCGGCTACCTGCACTGCGTCGGTGCCAGCGACATCGCCGCCCGCGTGGTCAGCGGCAAAGTGGCCGCCGTGCTGCTCGATGTCCGGCCCGTCATAGCCGGGCGCAGCTGTGCCCCGATCCGTCACGAAACCTCGCGCGAGCCACGCAACGACGAGTCGACGGGGGCGCTCGTGGCCACGCTGACCGAGGTGTACCGACTCGAAACGCTCCCGGGAGGCGCGTGATGACCGTCTGGTGTCGAGTGCGCGACAAGACCACAGGGCATTGCTTCGATGTGCCCCTCGGGCGCCTGGAGTACCTGCTGGAGATCGACGCGGTGCAGGAGATCCCCGACGCCCGCCATGAGTCTCGTGAACCTCGGGCGCCCGAGCACGCCGACTCGCCACCTACCGCCGACGAACCGGCCGACGAGCCGGCTGACCAAGAGGAGAACGCAGGATGACCCAGCCGGCATCCGTCTTCGTAGACGAAAACCTACTTGTACTGTGGGTGGTCACCATCGCAGTACCCTCGGCCCCCACGGTCGCTGAGCTGACCGCGGGCAGCGTGCTCGACGCGACGTACTACTTCACCGACGGCGGCTGGAAGCCCACCATCGCCGAAGACACCGCCAACGACCCGCGCTTGGCCAAGCGGGAGAATTTCAACCGGGCTGGCCGCCGCGCCACCACCCTGCCGTTGATCTACGTCACCAACCCGGCCACCCCCGCCGCGGACGCCGCCGCCATCACGTTCGTCGAAGACGCGGTCGGGTACTTCGTCGAGCGGCGCGGCGTCGACCACGACACCGCGATCGCAGCCGCCCAGAAGGTCAACGTGTACCCAGTCACCCTCGGCGCCCAGATCGAAAGCGACCCGACCGGGAACACCCCGTTCACGATCGCCCAGACCGGCTACCTGCGCCCGCCGGGCCGACAGCTACGCGTCGCGGTCGCCGCATGACCCCTGAACAGCTCGCGGCCGCGATCGCGACCGCCAGCCGGCCACGACGCACCGTCCCCATCCTGCTAGACGGGGACGTACGAGAGCAGGTCGACACACTCACTGACGAGCTCACCCAACTACTACGCGCCGCCGCCACGCCGCCCAAAGACAAGCGCCTCGCCTCCCGCCCGGACAAGGCACGCGTCGACCAGATCGAAGCGGAGCTGGAACAGCTCTACGAACGGGCGGAGGCGCGGACCCTACACGTCGTGGTTGAAGGCCTGTCGGGCACCGCGTGGCGGGCGCTGGTCGCCCAGCACCCGCCACGCAAAGGCGAGGACGGCAAGCCGATCCCCGAGGACGCCTGGGGCGTCAACGAGGAGACCTTTCAGCTGCCCGCCATCAGGGCCTGCGTCATCGGGCACCGACCCGACCCGGACAGCGAAACCGTGAAGCCGCTCGCCGCGGCGACACTGGACTGGCTACTCACCGAATTCGGCACCGAAACCCAGATCGGCGACCTCTACGCCGCCGTCGTGGTGGTGTGCCGCAGAGACGAGCGGCTCCCTTTGCGGCTGCCGCGCTCGACGACCCCCACATCCGGGCGCGGGTAGAAACCGCCCGGACGCTTGGCATCTCCGTCAAGCGTCTGGACGGGTGGGAACCCCGCGAAATCCACGAACACGAATACGACGAGTCGGGCCGCCTCGCGCGCACCGTCGTGGTCCGTGAGGTCGAATGGGACGACGAAGAGCGGGGCTGGTTACTCGCGCTGGCCGAGCGGGAGGCGGCTGAATGCCGCCGCTGCGGCGGCGACCTCATCGAAACAACCAAGTGGTCCAACCGGTACGTACCCCAGGCACCGCTCGTGTGCCTGCGGTGCCTGGCCCTGCACCAGGCCGAGGAGAGCCACCGCAAACATCCGCACGCGGCCGGCATGATCCACCGCGTTGAGCGGACCGAACGGCGCGGCCCCAAGCCGACCCGACCAGAACGGTGAGGAGGTGGGCGGGGTGGCCGCGATGCGCACCATCGGTGTTCGCCTACGCCTTCTGGTCGACCAGTACAAGCAGGACGGCAAACAAGCCGAACAGGTCACCGCCAACATCGGCCGTAAGGCCAAGGTCGACCTGGACCAGGTGGCCGCCTCGCTCGGCATGGTGGGCGGGGCGCTACTGGCCACCGCAGGCGCGGCCGTCTACGCCTCGGCCACCTTCGACAAGCAGATGTCAGAGGTCAAGGCCGTCAGCGGCGCGACCGCCGACGAGCTGGCCCGCCTACGCGAGGCCGCCATCGAGGCAGGGCAGGCCACCGCGTTCTCAGCCACCGAAGCAGCCAAGGCCCAGGCCGAACTCGCCAAGGCCGGCATCGCCACCGCCGACATCCTCGGCGGGGCCCTGACCGGGGCGCTGTCACTGGCCTCGGCCGGGTCGCTGGAGCTCGACGTCGCGGCCGAGATCGCCGCCGCGTCGATGAACACGTTCGGCCTGGGCGGGGAGAAGGTTGCCCACATCGCCGACGTGCTCGCGGCAGCGTCCAACAAGAGCGCCGCAGGCGTCGAAGATCTCGGCCTGGGCCTGCAGCAAGTCGGGCTCGTGGCCGCGCAGACCGGGTTCACCTTCGAGGAGACGGTGGGTCTGCTGGCCGCGATGGCCGACCGCGGCCTGAAAGGCAGCGACGGCGCCACCTCCCTCAAGACCGCGCTGCAACGGCTGATGGCCCCCACCGACGGGGCCGCCACCCTGATGCAGAAGCTCGGCATCTCCCTGTACGACGCGACCGGGCAGACGGTCGACGCCGCCAACATCGCCGGGCAGCTCCAGGTCGCGCTGCAGGACCTCGCGCCCGCCCAGCGCAACGCGGCCCTGCAGACCATCTTCGGCTCCGACGCCATCCGCGCAGCCAACGTCCTCTACTCCGAGGGGCGCGCCGGCATCGAAGAGTACGTCGCCGCCGTCAACGACCACGGCGCGGCCTCCGACGTCGCCTCAACCAAGATGGACAACCTGGCCGGGGACGTGGAGCGCCTGACCGGCTCGCTGCAAACCCTGTTCATCACCTCAGGTTCCGGCGCGAACGGCGGACTACGCCTGCTGGCCCAGACCGCCGAAGGGCTGGTCAACTTCTTCGGCAAGCTACCCCCGCCTGTGCTGTCCACCCTGACCGTCATCGCAGGCCTGGGCGGGGCCGGGCTACTAGCCGCGGCCGGCGTGCTCAAAGCCCGCTCGATGCTGCTGGAGATGCAGGACGCACTGGGCGGGGCGGAGACCAGGGCGGGCCGCCTGACCGGCAAACTGGGCGCGCTGGCCGCCGCCGCCGGAAAGGTCGGACTGGTCCTGGCCGCGGTCACCTTCACGTTGCACGCGCTGGAAGAGCTGGACCTGCTCGAATGGGTCGATGACGTGCCGATCGTGGGCGACGCAGTCGGAGCACTGGCCGAAATGTTCGGCGCCACCGATGTGCAGATGAGGGCCGCGGCCACCTCAGCCGGCAAGCTCGCCACCCGTGAGCAGATCCTCACCTCGAGCATGGAGGAGCAGGTCACCGCGGGCCGCAAGCTCACCGACCTGTGGGAGGAGCTGCACGGCCTGATGGCCAGTGCCGACGAGAAGGCCCTGAACGCGAACAGGGCGATCGAGGAGATCGCCGACGTGTTCGCCGACGGCACCGCGTCGATCAAAGGCAACAGCACCGCTGTACTGGAAAACCGGGTGGCGCTCGAGGACGCCGCGCGCAAGGCCGCCGAGGCCGCGCAGGCGTACCTGGATCACACAGGCGACGTCGAGGGTGCCGCCGAGATGATGGCCCGCTACCGGGGCGAGGCGGTCAAGGCCACCGGTGCGACCGGCCAGGCGAAAGAGGAGATCGCCAAGTTCGCGCAGGAGATCTTCCGGCTCCCCGCCTCGCGCACCATCACCATCAAAATCAACACGTCGATGCAACTCCAGCGGGTCCAGAGCGAGCTGTCACGCTTCGACGCCCAGTTCCGCTACGGCGGGATCACTCTGCACGCACAGTCCGGCCTGCTCCGCGACGCCGCCGTGTTCGCGCCGCAGGCACCCGCCCGCTACGCCTTCGCCGAACCCGGCACAGGCGGGGAGGCTTTTGTGCCGCGCTTCGGCGATCGAGGCCGGTCGCTGGGCATCCTGTCGCAGGCCGCCAGCTGGCACGGCGCCGACGTGGTACCCCGCGAAGGCGGTTGGTACGGCCGAGGTGACACCTACGTCAGTGTCTACATCGGTGACCAAGAGCTGCGCGGCATGGTCCACACCGAAATCTCAGAGGCCAACCGGCACGTGAAACGGAGGGTCGGGCGGTGACCGTCACCCTCACCCACGAGACCACACTCTCCCGGGTCAAGATCACAGCTAACGGCCTGGCCGCCGCGGACGAGGCCACCATCGAACGGTCCACTGACCAGATCCGGTGGACCACCGTGCGCGGCGGCACCGGCGTCGGTGTCACGGCCGGCGTCACCGACCTACCGGTCTACGACTACGAGTTCGCGCCCGGCGTGATCAACTACTACCGGGTACGCGGCGTCGAAACCGGTGCCATCACCTACGTCGGAGCGGGCGCCGCGGCCACAGGCAATAACGCCAGCGTCGTACCGGCGCTGCCCGCGTCACTGGTCGTAGGCGACCAGATGGTGTGCCTCGCCTCGATCCGCAACTCGGGTACGGGTACGGTCAACACCCCCACCGGGTGGGAGGTGCTGCGCGCGTTCGGCAACTGCGCGCTGCTGGGCCGGCGCTACCAGTCCGGCGACACCGCGCCCACCATCACATTCGCCGGGGGCGTGGCCAACGCAGACACGATCGCCCAGATCGCGGCGTGGCGCCGCGCGCACTCCGCACCGCTGACCGGCGCGGATCAGCTCAACGCCTCGGCCCAGAACATCAACTACCCCGCACTCACGATCACGCAGGACGGCAACCTGATCCTGCTCGCCGGCTGGAAGCAGGACGACTGGACGTCGGTGGCCACCCTCGGGCTGACCGGCGCGGCCGAGATCGGCGAGCCGTCCAGCGTGGCCGGTGACGACGCTGGCCAGGTGTGGGACTACCTCATCCAGACCACCGCGGCCAACATCGCCGCCGGATCGTTCACCGTCACCGGCGGCGCGTCCGCCATCTCCCGCGCCGCGCTGCTGGTCCTGCCGCACGCGCCCTACCTCAACGAGCAGACCGCCAACATCACACCCCCGGCGCTGACCACGCCGTGGCTCAAATCGGTGGCCCGGCCGTTCCTGAACATGCCGGTCGAACTCGCCGGAGACAGCTTCGCCATCGCCCGCCCAGCTCGCGCCGGGGTGTTCGACGTTGTCGGTCGCTCGCTGCCGGTGGCGGTCACCGACGTACGCGGCTCGCGCCGCTACACCCTCATCGTGCGCACCGACGACGAGGACGACACGCAGGCACTCGACCTGCTGCTGGCTTCCGGCGACACCCTCTACCTGCACGCGCCTGAGGGGCAGGTAGTTCCCGCGGGCGGGGTGTACCTATCCGCGGGGGACAGTTCCCAGGTCGCCCCGATCCCACCCGACACCCTGCGCCTCACCTCGATCCCGGTCACCGAGGTGGCCGCGCCGGGGCCTGACGTGATCGGGGCCCAGTCCACCTGCCAGACCGTCCTCAACACCTACGCGAGCATCACCGCCGTGATCGCCGCGCACGCGAGCATCGCCGACCTGCTCACCCTCATCGGCGACCCGACCGAGGTGATCGTGCCGTGAGGACCGCGTCACAGGCCTTTCTGCGCACCGTCACCGGCTCCCACACGATGACCGCCCGCGCCCGGGTATGCGAAACCTTCCAGACCGGAGTCGACCCGGCCGGGACTGAGATCACCATCCTGGACGGTGACGTCCTGGCCGACGCGGCCGCACCCATACGCGCCACCCTCGACCTGACCACCGAGGGGGCGGGCATGTGGCCCACCCGCGCGGCGGACCTGCTCGCCCCGTACGGCAAGGAGATTTACGTCGAGCGGGGCGTGGCTTACGGCAACGGCACCGTGGAGTACGTCGGGCTCGGCTACTACCGGATCGAAACCCCCACCCAAACGGCGCCCCCCGACGGCCCGATCCGGCTGGTCGGCAAGGACCGCATGGCCGGACTGATCGACGCCCGGCTGATCAGCCCCGTCCAGTTCACCACCGCCGACACCTTCGGCGAAGTTGTCACCACCCTCGTCACCGAGGTCTACCCCACCGCCACAATCGAATGGGACGACACGACCGACGACGACACCCTGTCCCGCAGCCTGGTGGCAGACGAGGACCGGTGGCGGTTCCTCGACGAGCTCGTCACCTCGCGCGGCAAGATCTGGTACTGGGATCACCGAGGCGTACTGGTGATCAAAGACCCACCCAGCCTCACCGACCCCGTCGCCGACGTCTCCGCCGGAGAGGGCGGTGTGCTGATCGCCATGTCCCGCCAGCTCACCCGCGTCGGCGTATACAACGCGGTCGTGGCCACGGGGGAGGGCAGCGACACCGCGACCCCCGCGCGGGGTGTCGCCTACGACGCCAACCCGCTCTCGCCCACCTACTTCAGTGGCCGGTTCGGGCCGATGCCCCGGTTCTTCTCCTCGCCTCTGATCGAGACGGCCTCCACCGCCCAGGCCGCCGCGGTCACGCTGCTGCGCCGATCCCTCGGCCTGCCTTACGTGATCGACTTCACGGCCGTACCAAACCCCGCGCTGGAGCCGTGGGACCCGGTACGGGTGCGCTCATCGGTGCGCGAGGCGCCCTACGTGCACGCCCTCGAACAGGTCCGTATCCCGCTGGTGGCCAGCGCCCCGATGACCGCCGCCAGCCGGGAGCAGTCCACCGTGTTGATCGGAGTGGCATGAGCATCATCCGGCCCGACGATCTCACCGACCTGTTCGAGCCGGATCCGGCCGGGTCCTCCCAGCCGGTCCACTTCCGCCAAGGCGTGGTCGTGTCGTGGGACAAGATCACCGCGGCCAACGTGGTGCGGGTCGGTACGAGCGAATTGACCAACCTGCCTGTCCTGAACACCTCAGAATCGCGGCTGCTGGAGAAAGGTGCGGTTGTCTCGATCGCGGTGATCGGGCAGCCTGGAGGTGCACGCACCTTCGGGATCTGGGGCAGGATGACCATCCCAGGCACACCCGAGGCGGTGTCCGCCCTGTCTGCGATCGGCACCATTTCCAGCTATGTACATGCCACAGAAAACACTTCATCAGCCTCATTCGTCGACTTGACGACGCGTGGGCCTGAAGTGTCTGCGGTCGTGGGGCCGTCAGGCCGGGTACAAGTCACACTCTCGGCTCTGATCAATATGTTGGGTAGTGCCTCCGACGGGGTCATGGCCGTTGAGATGTCCGGTGCCAACACGGTGGCCGCGTCGCTATTCCGCTACGCGTACGCGTACGCGGGTCCAGCTGGATCAGGTATCGAGGCGGGAAAGACGTTCATCATCCCCAACCTGACGCCCGGTCTGACCACCTTCACGGCCAAGTACCAGACCCAAGCGGGAGTGCTCATGGCCTTCGGTCACCGCGAGTTGACGGTCGTCACCCTCTAGGTACCCAGAAGCAGACGGCTACGCCCCCATCGGAGGCGAAGGCCTCGTCCACCACGACGCCGTCAACCACGATCTGGCATGACGATGCCTGGCCCGGACGGGTTATGACGGTCATGGCGGCGCCCACCGGATCGACGTACGCCGTTGGTCCGGTCGTGGTGACACCGCTGATCGTCTCGGCGCGGGTCCATACGCCCGTCAGTACCCGCGCCGCACCGTCGCCGCGGAAAGCTATCTGGCGTGTGACGACAGGCGTTGCCGCGTCCGGCGCCACCAGGTTGAGCGCGACCAACCCGCCGCCTAGCCCGGCGAGTGCTGCCACCGCGAGGTAGGGCAGCGCCCGGTACGCGAATCGACGTCGACGGGCCGCAACGCTTGGACCCGCCGCCGCGGCCGGCACAGGTGGCGCATCGATGTCAATCACACGCCCAGGGTGCCGAATCCGTCAACGCGTCGGCAACAGACAGTCGGATATCAGCAGGGGAGACTTTCCGTGCCAACCACCCCGAACTACGCGATCCCGTACCTAGCCCTCACCGACGCCCCCGACATCGCGGGCCTCGGCGAAGACGGCTTCACCGTGGTCGACACCGAGCTGGCCCGCATCGACAGCGACATCGCCGACATCCAGACCGACGTCTCCTCGATCCTGGCCAGCTACCCCCGCGGCATCATGGCCGCCCCCGTGTCCACCGGCACCAACGGCACCGCGACCGGAGCCGACACCACCGAGGTCCGTGACGCGGTGCTCGGCAACTACGTCTTCACCGCCGTGGCGGGCCGGCGCTACCGGGTCCGGATGCACGGCCTGCTCGCCAATGCCGCCGTCGCTGACTGCCGCTTCTCCTGCCGCATCCGCGACGGCGGGGCCAGCACACCTACCGCCGCGTCGACACTTCTCGCCGAGGGGCAGACCTGGGTCGGCGAGACCATCTCAGGCGGGCGGGAGCAGTGCATCGTCGAGGCCACGTTTACCGCCAGCGCCGGCACGCACACCCTGTCCGCCTTCACCTTTTCCCCTGACTCGGTGGCGCTCACACCCATATCAGGGGCCGTTGCCCGTGAGCTGTACGTCGAAGACATCGGAGCCGCTTAATGGCCAAGGTCCTGTTCGCTTTCGCCCATCCCGACGACGAGACGCTTTGCGCCGGCACGGCCGTCGTCGAGCACGTCATCGCCGGGCATGACGTGCACGTCGCCTCGTTGACCCGGGGCGAGACCTCGGGCGCGCTCGACATGCTCAACGGCGCCCTCACCTCGTCCTGGTGGGGCGTGCCCCACGTGCCGGCCGAGGAGGGCTACATCGAGCTGACCGCGCTCGAGTTCGGCCAGGCACGCATCGCCGAGCTGCACACCGCCATGGCCGCCATGGCCACCGGAATCGGCACCATCACCGTGCATGACGTCAACCTCGCCACCGTCACCCAGACCGCCGCGCGCGACGCCATCCTGGCCCTGTGCGACCAGATCGACCCGGCCGGCGGGGCGGTGCGGATCAAGACGCACACCAACATCGTCGACAACCACCCCGACCACGTGGCGATCGGCGCAGCCGCTCTCCAGCTGCGC